TCTACAATTAAAGAACAAGAACAAAACGGTAGTTAGTTGTAGAGATATGGTTTAACCATAAAGAACTTCACGAGAACAATGGTAAAATTTGAATTGATAAACAAACTCTTAAAGAGAAAATCCAAAGTAATACCTAAACCACCTGAAGTGTATGCTGTAGGCACTGGTACATACGTTGGTGAAATGCTTGTTTACTGTAGAAAAGATGTAGACAACTACTATTTCTTATCAATACCAAAGAACATTAACAGGGTTATACCAATAGACAAGTTTGACTTTGCTATTGAACATAAAATTGCTGAATTTGCAAGTAAACTACCAAAGAATATCTATAAGATTTGTGCTAAACAATTTGAGTACAATGAATTAAACAAGATTTCCAAGGATAAACAGACTAAATAATACATTATGTTCTTAGAACCTACAAAAATTAGATCACCTTACACAGGGGAAACAGTAATGCCTAAAATTACTTCACACACTACAGATGGTAAAACATATGAACAAGTTAGTTACAATGACCCAGTTACAGGAAGTCTTATTAAAAAGGGCATGGTAAGCATTAAAGATGCTAAGACTGGTGAAGTTTTACAGGATTACAAAACACAAAACACCAACGTTATTCGTAGTGTAAGTTATCGTACTTGATTTTTAAAGGAAGTATCACATAATATGGTGTGATACCTGTACCAGAACAGTACGTAATAGAGAATTTTTATAGATGCGTTAGCCAACCATCTTATAATAAGTACACAAACACGTATAATGGTAGTTGTCCGTTCTGTAAAGAAGGAAAAAGCTTTGGTAAAAAGACTAGATTCTTTTATATACCTGAAAAAGAGCTGTGCTACTGTCATAACTGTGGGTATAGTAAGAAAGTATTCAATTTTCTGTTGGATGTAACGGGTAAACCGTTTAATGAGATAATCAATGAAATTAAGAAACTGGATAACACTGAAGTTCCCATTATTAAAGAGGAAATCGTTGAAAAGGTCCGTACACCTTCACTACCAGATGATTGCATCAATTTAAGTGATGAAAATCAGTTAAAGTTCCATAATACTAGTCCAGTAGTTAGTATATGTTTGAATCTACTAAAGAAAAGACGTTTAAACACTGCAATAAACAGACCTAAGACGTTTTACATTTCTTTAACTGACAAGGTACACAAGAATAGATTAGTATTACCGTTTTATGATGTAAATGGAGACATTATCCATTATCAAACCAGGACGTTATTACCTGCAGATGAAAGAATAAAGCCAAAGTACTTGAGTAAAGTAAAAAGTGAAAAGAGTTTATATGGTATACATAATATAGACCCCAATCTAGAGTATGTTTTCATATTTGAAGGTCCTATAGACTCTTATTTTATAAAGAATGGGCTAGCAGTGTGTGGTATTGCTGAGGATAGTTCCCGTACTTTTACACCTTTACAGCAAAAACAGATTGGTCAGTTGGCTAGTTACAAGAAAATTTGGTGTTTAGATAACCAATGGAATGATAATGCTTCGTTAAAAAAGAGTTCTATATTGTTAGATAACGGTGAAACGATTTTTATCTGGCCAGAAGAACTAAAAGACTTTAAAGACGTGAATGAGTATTGCATATCTAAGGGATTAGACAGTATTAACCCCGAAATGGTCTTAAAAAACGCATATTCGGGGTTAAAGGGTAAATTAATCTTAACTAATATTAAGAATAAAAGAGCTTAGTTGTATCTGTACTTAGGGTCATGAGCTGAAGCTAAGTAGCCTTTTAGTTGTTCGTTGAATGAAGTTAACTCAGCTGCAACTCTTGCAATTTTCTTTGTTTCAGCAGTTGCAATTTTATCAAATAGAGTATCAGGTTCAGCAGAATTTAATCTACTCTGAACACTAGATGCATCTGTACTATTTAAAAACTTTGTAAACCCGTCAATCTTCATTGTCCAACCTTTTAACTCATCGTACATTTGTTTTTGTACACCACTTAATGTTGGTTGAGCTTGAGCACCTGCAGGTGGAACGTCTGGAACGTCAAGATCTGCAGGATTTGTACCTTTATCTAAAGTAGCAGCCATTGCTTGCTGGTCTGTCATTTCTTCGTCTTTTTCGACAAGAATCCTTTTAAATCTATTGACGTATTTGCTCATATATGTATTATTTATACAATCTCCTTAAATATTTAATATGAAAAAGCTGATTTTCGAAGATCAAATGAATCCAAACAGTAATAGACAGGTAATGGGCATTACTGCTAAGAAGGACAGCAAAGGGGATACATCACCTGAGGCTTTGAAAGTCAGGCAGATGCTAGATGCTAATAAGAACAAAGATAACTCACAAGCTCCTAAGAGGAAAATTGAACCTTTAGATAAAGTAGATGAAGTTATATCTGATATGTTCTTATCTTCTTCTAACTTACGTTCTATCCTATCACATGCTGGTAATAACATACAAGCTATTGTGGAAGACCCTGAGAAACGTAAGCAATTCCTACATAACATAGCCTATGCAAGCAGAAGACTTGAGATAGTAGACAAGGCTATAGTTGATATCAGTAGGGAATTAGATAAAATCATATAATGTTAAACAGAGTATTGATATCTTTAGGTATTACCAGTTTAGTAAGCTTGTTGTTTGGTTTAATCTTTGCAACTCACTTCTGGTACGTTTTTGCACTTGCTTTTATATTGCAAGTTTTGTTTTTTTACTTTTTAAATACAGCTTACGAAAACAGCTTAATTGAAAAAGCCCAGTTACTTAGAATACAACAAATTAGAGAAGAAAATAAACAAATTGCTACAATTCAATGCCCATGTGGACAGAAAAACATGCAAGATGTTGAAATGAGATTTGATCAACCTGTGATTTACCCATGCAATGTATGTGGTAAGAATGTTAAAGCAGGTGTAGATGTTAAAACAGTGTTAGTTACTGAACCAATTTACTTTAATGACAGAGCTTGAACAAAGAACAACAACAGTACCCGCTACATCTTTTGATAAGGTGTTTAACCCTGCCGTGAAAGATATAGATGTGTTGTTTGGAGAGATAATAAAGTTTTATGAGTTAACTCCTGAACAAGTAAACAAGCTTAAATTAGGTTCAGGTACAGAAAAGCTTAGTAAGTCAACTACTCTTAAGATAATGTTAAGTATAATAATAACAATACTTGACGATCACAAAACCGCTAATACTTCAAACAAGACAGATGAAGCAATTTATTTAGCTAATAAGAAAATAACTAAAGATTTAGCATTTAGTTTGTTTACATTACTCAACAATTACGAATACAACGATAAAGATATGAAAATCCAATTAATGGGAAAAACGCTACAATCGTTGTATGGAAAATATTGAAGAAGAAGAAGTAATAGAGCCAACTACTGACATTAAAGATGTCATTTTTGATTATACATCAGTAGATTTTTTGGCTAGGTTTGCTTGCTTACATGAAGCAGTAAACATTGCTTGTGATAAAGCAGAAGAATTAGGTATTGATCCGGATAAGAGTTCTATGTGGATTAAACCTTTAGCATTTCACAAGTATATCAAAGAGAGAGAAAAAGATATGAAGTATCAAGTGCTTGCTTGGCGTAAATTAGGTAAGGACGAGGTGCATGCCAAGTCTGCTTTCTTTGAAAATTAATACTGGCCGTAAACGCTTGTATTGTTACGAGCTGGTTGATCAAAGACCTGGGTGACACTAATATCGTTAATTGACTTTAACTCTTTTGTTACACCAGGCTCAACCCACTCTTCATTATACTTCTTAGGTTCTGAAACTGGTTGAGAACCACCAGATAATATACCGCTGTAAGCGTTGTCGTAAACTTGAGAATCGCCCTTTTCTGCAGATAAGCCCGGTTCGTAGCTGTATTCGTATCTCTTACCCTTAATAATCCAAGTATAGTGACCACCCAATTGGTTAGCGTAAGAAATATCTTCATCTAAAATTTCAGTTACTTCATACCACTTAGCACCTCTTGGATTTACTCTACCTCTACCGTATTCAGTCAATGCAAATACATCGCCCGATTTTGGTTGCGTTTGTTGGTACTGAGTTTCCCAAACATTTGCCATTTCTGTTCTTATGTTTAAGCAATCTTCAGTATTTAAATTGTCTGGTACACCTGCAGATAATTCTTGAGTTGGTGAAACGTAATCAATACCTAAATCGTAGAACGCATCTTGGAATGCTGAAATGTGCATACGAATAGTAATATCATCATCAGCTTGAAAACCAAACTTAGAAAGTACATTAGCATTTTCTGTCAATTCTACTATTACATTGACATCAACACCAGGCATAAACGACTGAGTTGGATCTTCACCGTAGAAATTATCAGCACTTAGTACGTTATATGCATTTACATAATAGGTAATTCTTGTACCATATTGTGCAATCTGTTCTCTATAATAGTTACTAAACAGATACTGTTCATTGCCTGTTGTGTCTTTATCGACATATCTAAAACAGGTTTGGTCTGTATCTAATATACCAGGAAATTGAGCAGGTCCTGAAACTCCTGGATATGGACAATCATTACTCATATTATTGTTTTTCTAATACCCATTTACCATGTCTTCCGTCAAAGTAAAATCTCATATTCATTTTACCACCTAACGTTTTCATTTCATTGTGTGATGGCATTCTACCTTTTAAAAATGTTCTAACGATATATTCTATATCTTTTTGATCACAATGAAATCTACCCGGTCTGGTTTTTAATACTTCCACTTTATGGTTCTTTGTGTTATCGTTTACATGTCTCTGTGCTACAGTGTTTAAGTGAGCTTTATTACCATCAGTAGCTCCTATCATGGGCTTACGGTGACGTGGGTTAAATCCTTTTAAACTTAATTGAGCTTTGTGAAACTCCTTAAACAGCATCATGTTATTATTTAATACAGACAAAAAGAAAGCCGCTATTGCTAGCGGCTTAATTTTGAATCTACTTAATTCTATTAAGAGGAGCCTGTAACACCAAATGCTGGCTGATTTCTGCCCTTAATCATGCTCTTTGGTACGTTTGATGTAGCACCTGTCTTTGTTAAGTCAAGTCCTGCACTGTCTGGTACTTCTGAGCCATCTGCATCTACTTTATACTTAAAGCCTGAATATTTAGCCTTATTAGCGCCAACTTTCATTAGCTTCTTTGTTTCTTCACCTGATTGAGTTGATGAAACATCGTACTTTGCTTTATTAACCATCTGTAAACCGTCATTATCTGGAACTTCTTTTCCGTCAGCTTCTGGTTTTGTTACTTTATATTGAACGCCTGAAGCTTCCTTCATCGTTTCACCATCTTCATCTTCTGAATCTTCCTCTTCTGAATCCTCTTCTTCAGATTCTTCATTGTCTTCATCTTGAGCTTCAGTCTCGTCTGTCATTTCAGTTTCACCTTCGTGATGCTGTTCTTCATCTGAGCCAAGCACTGCCATTAAAGCATCGTGTAGCTTTTGAGCTAAATCTTTTGATAAAGTAATTGTTACTTCATCGCCACCTTCTTCACCGTGTGCACCAGCGTCTGGTGTAACACCGAGTGCTTCGAGGTCTTTATCGTCCTCACCCATAACTTCTTCAAATAACTGATTAAAAGTAGATTTCATGTAATTATTTATTAAGGTGTTTGTTGATTTTTCCATATTTTTATCAAATTTTTCATCCACATCAAAGACATTCAAAGCTGCTACATAAGGTCTGTCAGCTTTGTCTTTTGGTGTCATGGTCTTGAGATCATCAATTTTTCTATTAAAAGCTGGACCATCAAAATTGCCAGTTACTTCTGGACCAGATGTATCTTTGTGAGCAATGTCACCGGCTTTTGGATCGTTTAACTGAACAGGTCCTTTGCCTGGCTTCTTTCCAAACTTTGCTGTTTCTTTTGGAAGTGTCTTTTCGTTTAGGACTTTAGTTGTATAAGCGTCCCAGATCTCTAATAGATTATGTGCCATAATGTGTTAAATATTTATATCGCCCGTGCTTAAAAACAAACAGAACTACCTGAATAACCCAAATCTACCAGCTGTAGATTCACAGTTTGAGTATACGCCGGAGATGTTGGCTGATCTTAAAAAGTGCGCCGTAAACATACTCTACTTTGCAGAAAAGTACTTCTATATAGTATCTCTTGATGAAGGTAAAAAGTGTATTGAGTTACATTTATGCCAAAAAAGAGTGCTTAGAAAGATGAGAGATAATAGATTCTTTATATTACTAGCATCTAGACAGATTGGTAAAGCTTTGGCATTGGACACCAAAATACCTACTCCTTTAGGGTGGACTACCATTGGAGATATAAAACAAGGTGATAAAGTATATGGTATAGATGGTAAACCATGTAATGTTGTGTATGCTCATGATATTTTAGAAAATAGAGATTGTTATAAATTAACTTTTGACAATGGTCAAGAAATTGTAGCTGATGCAGAACACTTATGGTTCACTGAAACCAAACAAGAACGAAAAACAAACGGTAGTGTTAAAACTACACAGCAAATATTTGAAACGTTAAATTATGGTGATGAGCCTAATCATAGGATATCATCTTGTATAGATGGGGTGGAAGGAATAAAAAAAGACTTACCTATAGACCCATATGTACTTGGTGTTTGGTTAGGTGATGGTAGTAATGATGGGGCTACTATAACTGTTGGTAAGAGAGATATTGCTGATATGTTAGATATTTTAAAAAATCAACAAAAACAATTTGATAAATTAACTTTACATGAATATAGTACAGACGTTTATACTTTAAGAATATCAGTAAATGATAATGTAAAAACAAAAAGCTTATCTACATTGTTTAGTGAATGTAATTTAAAAAACAACAAGCATATCCCATTAAATTATTTGTTAGCTAGTAGAGAACAGAGACTACAATTACTTCAAGGATTAATTGATAGTGATGGATATATTAATAAAACCGGTATATGTCAATTTTATAATACAAATATTGATTTAGTAAAACAAACCAAAAAGTTGGTTGAAAGTCTTGGCTATAAAGTTACGTACAAAGAATACACTCCTAAATTAAATGGAGTTGAATGCAATAAAGCTGCATTTATAACATTTAAGCCAATTGAATATGTTTGTAGATTAGCATTTAAACGTAATAGAATACAAATTAAACCTTTTGAAGTTAATTCAAAATTTAGAAACCAGTGGCATTATATTAAAAATGTTGAAAAAGTACAGTCAGTACCTGTAAGGTGTATAACGGTTGACAGTAAAGACAGTTTGTATCTTGTTGGTGATCAATATGTACCAACTCACAACACCACGTTAATGACAATCTATGCACTATGGATTGCATGTTTTCAAAAAGATCAATCTATATTAATTGTAGCAAATAAAGAAGGCACTGCTATAGAAATCTTTAGAAGAATAAGATTAGCATATGAAGAACTGCCAAATTGGTTAAAGCCTGGTGTAAAGGAGTACGGAAAAACGTCCATGGCATTGGCAAACGGATGTAGAATTGGTATATCAACCACGACAGGCACCGCTGCAAGAGGTCAATCTATCAACTGTCTTATATTAGATGAGTTAGCTTTTATTGAGCCGCATTTAGTTGATGAATTCTGGAAATCGGTTTATCCAATCGTTTCATCATCTAAGAAATCGAAAATCTTTATAGCTTCCACTGCAAATGGTACGGGTAATCTGTTTCACAATTTGTACTCCGGAGCTGAAACAGCTAAAAACGGTTGGGCATGTGATAAAATTTTGTGGAATGAAATTCCAGGTAGAGATGAAAAGTGGAAACAACAAACTGTTGCAACTATTGGTAGTTTAGATGCATTTAATCAAGAGTTTAATTGCGAATTTTTAGATTCAGGTGAAAGTTCCTTAAATGACGAATTATTTGAAAAATTATCAGTGTATGTAAAAGAACCACTTTATGTAATGGAAGAGGGAAGGTATCTTATATGGGAAGAACCATCTGATAATAAAATTTACACTGTGGGGGTAGACGTTAGTGAAGGTGTCGACAAGGACGCTTCTGTTATACAAATAATGGACGTCACTGACCTTACTAATATAAAACAAGTTGCTTGTTACCATAATAATGGCATATCGCCAGTTAACTTTACAAGTAAGTTAAACGAAATTTTAACACAATGGGGTAAACCTCTTGTTTGCATTGAGAGAAATAACTGCGGTGCTCAAGTTGTAGACAATTTAAGAGCTCAATTTGACTATGATAATATAGTATCATGGGGAGCTTCTACCGCTGGTAGAGAAAAAGACGTACTTGGTATAGTATCTCATACAAACACCAAATACACAGGCATTACTAATTTAAGATATTGGGTTAATCAGTTAGAAGTGGTACAAGTTAGAGATATGTCACTATTAAAAGAGTTTAAAACGTTTGTAAGACACCCTAACGGTACTTGGTCAGCTAAAAAAGGTGCTGGCTATCATGATGATAGAGTTATGTCATTGGTTTGGTCTCTTATTATATTAGAGAAGGGTATAGTAGAAAAGCATTTTGAAGTTATACAAACAGATTTTAATGGTAGACCTTTAAAATTAAAGCAATTAGATTTTGGTATTAAATATTATACGAACCCTAACTCTTTCTATAATGATAAAGATGGCACAGCATCTGCAATGCCATCAATTATTTCAGATAGAGCAAATGTTGACGATGACTTGGCTTCTTTATTGGCAGCCGGGTTTAAACCTTTACGATAATGGCAGACATACCAGTAATTCAACAATCTACATTAAACAAAAGTAGGAAAGATAAATTTCTACTAGTGTTTAATTTACCTCCAATACTAAGAAACCACAATACTAATGACTTATCTGTAAGAGGACAAGACATTATAAACCAAAATTCTGTGCAATTTTCAGTATACGGCTCTATAGTGCCACAAATACAAGTGCCTGAATTGGTTGCTGAGTATTCCGGTCAAAGCTATAAGGTATCGTCAAATGCAAGACCACCTTACCCAAATATTACAGTTAACTTTACTGTAGACAATCAATTTAATAATTACTGGGTAATTTATTCTTGGCTCAATTTACTTAACGATCAAAAATTATCCATATACGATGCTAATGAAGATGTGCCAAGTGGTTCTATATTAGAAGGGCCAGGAAAATTAGCTGTTCCTTTACAACCTCAATCATATCAAACTGATTTTACGGTGTATGGGAAGGACGAATTTGACAACAATGTCATACAGTTTACATTCACAAAAGCATTTCCAGTATCATTGGGAAACATAGAGTATTCCTATAGAGAACCCGGGGAAATGGAGACCACTTTTGAGTTTGCCTTCTCTCAATTCTTTGCCAGTTTGATATAAAAAGTCGTCCACAGAATATAAATAATAACATATGGCTCTCTCAATTACGTCACCCGGTGTTCAGATCAATGAAGTCGATCTAAGTCAAACAGCAAACATACCGACTGGTACAAGCATTTTAGTTGCAGGCTATGCTCCTCAAGGCCCAACTGATGAAATTATTACTGTAACAAGTCTAGCAGAATGGCAAAACATTTTTGGTACACCTACCAATGCAGCAGAAAGATATTTTTACGAATCAGTACAACCACTGTTCAACACTAACGCAAGAGTTAATGCATATAGATTACCATATGGTAGTTCAAATGGACAAGGTTTTGGTTCCAATTATGGCGCATTAGTTTACCCAGTTACTGCAGTTGACGTAAATTGGCAGAACGGTACTAACCCATATTACGGTACAGGTTTAACATATTTAAATTCAAATTCAGCAAACGTTATGTACCTAGTTGGTACACCAACACACTTTGAATTAACACCAACACAATACAATAATTTACAAGGTGGTAGAGGAATTAATTGGAGTAACCAAGCTCTAGCATCATTTAACAATGTTAACCAGTTTGGTAATGCTGGTATTATTGTTTTAAATTCAGGTCAAACAGCAGTTGACAATTCATTCCAAGGCTATTATGTTGGTATTGCTGATAATTCAAATATTAACCCAGCTTCCAACTTTACAGACTTGTTAGCGGTTGAAACAGTTGCATTTAGTGCAACTTATACACAAAATTACGTTAACATTCCAACAACAAGATTAGCATTTGCGTTGTCTTCTCAGTCTGAAAACGCTTATTCATCAGCTAATAACAATGCAACATCAAATGTTGGTTCAAGTATATCACAAGTATTAGAAACTTCACCATCATTTAACATTGGTACAGATACATTTAAAGATACTTTAATATTTGGTCTGTTTAAACT